GAAAAATCATGTTATTAATATGTGGGACAAAACAATACAAGACTTAGGGGATGTACAATCAGGCAGTCCAATACCAGTTGTATTTACCTATACAGGACCTCTAACAATAAAATCAGTAAAGACTTCATGTGGGTGTACGGTAGCTGAGTATCCTAAAACAGAAACAGGGTATGTAATAACAGCTAGTTTTACACCAAGAAGCAACAGTAGAGTATATAAGAAAAATGGTACTATAACAGTGACTTTTTCTGATAATACAATTCAACATTTAAAATTTCAATCAAATGTACAGACAGGAGATAATTAATCAGATAGAGTGGAAGACAGACAGTATTGCAAATACAAAACAGACAATTAAATCTTTTTTTTTGGGATGGAATTATAAAAGTGTAGTAAATTCTACTAAAAATAAAAACTGGGAAGTACTATCAGATAAAGATAAAAAGAATACAGGAGAAATAAAAGGGTTTACTAATGCAAGCTATTAGACCGTGGTCTCCTGACACAAATTGTTGGGAAGTTAACCCTCAATTTGTTATGATAAAGCCTTATTCAGAGTTACATGCTACTGACGAAGGTGGAGAGCTTTCAAGTAAATATATGTGGATGATTATTCTAATGGAAGAGAATGACGAGGAAATAAATCCTCAGTACTCATTACCAGAGGAAGTAAGGATAGACAATGCAAAAGATAAGTTCTTTCCTAATTTTAATATAGATTTTCCTTTATATATAGTAGGAAGAGGCGAGTATACAGATCTAACAATGACCTTTGCACAAAGAGCTGTAAAGAAACACCAAGATCAGATTAAAAGATACCAAAAGTTTATAGATGGTACTACTCTAACTCTAGATACTGTAGATGAAACTAATAAAGTAAGAGTTATACCAGGAACTATAAAGCAGGTAGCAACTTTATCTAAGACCATAGCAAGTTTGTTTAAAGAATTAAAAGACTTAGAAGAAATGTGGCAGTTAGAAAAAGCAGAAGCTCAACTAAAGGGCGGTAGAAAGCTTACAGCTAGTGAAAGAGGGCTTATCTAATAAATATAAATTTATGGTAACTATACCAGCAGAAATAACAAAAGTACAAAGATTAAAAAATAGAACAGTAAATATATCGTTTAATACAGATGAACTAGAGCCTAATGTAGCAGGAGAAATACTAGGAATGAGTGACTTCTGTTATATAACAATGAAACCAGAAGTTTTTACAGCAAAGGAGCTTAGTGAGTTAGATGAAATGAAATCAGATACAACGTTTGGTAAGACTTTATCTAAAAGAATGAGAAATACCTTATACGTAGTATACAAAAACAATAACATAGATGAATCTTTTGAAACATACTATGCAAAAAGAATGGAACAACTTATGGATTTACTAAAAGAAGAAATAGACTCATGATAGTAATAGCAGGCGCGGAATGGTGTAGCCCATGTAGAACAGCTAAAGAACAAATAGGAAAAATAGCTTACATACTAGGAATACAACTAGGAGTAGAAGATATGGGCAAGAGAGAAAACTTTAATGAGAACAAAGGTAGATTAGAAGACCAAGGTTACGTATTTACACGTAAGGGCATACCTGCGTTTTTTAAAAATAAAAAGCAAATAGATCCTCCTATAACACTTAGGCATGAGCATATAGAAGAGTGGTTAAGAAAGTACTCTTAAGATTACACTTTGTGCAGAGAGGGTTTAAGATTGTACCCTTGTAAATAAAGACAATCCAATAGGTGAATTGGGGAGGGAGCCCGAAGCTCTCTCTTCTTTTTAAACTAGAATAGCGTATGACAGAATATAAACATTGGACTTGTGGTCAGCCTAATTGGGTAAAAATAGATAATATAAAAGCATTTAACTTAGATGAAATAAAAATATTTCACCCTAGTGACCCAAGATACATAGAATATTGGCAACAAGAAAAAAAATACTGTATAGAAGGTAAATGGACACAGCAGTTTGGTAAATGGATGCATATGCCAGGTTGTTTGTACTTTTATGGTAAATTTGGTATTATTGTAGATACTAACAAGTTTACTAAAGTAACTAAGAAGACTGCACCAAAGATACAAGACTTAGAGTGGGAACAAGCTTTTCATCATTGGGAAGCAAGGGGGTTTTCAGGATATAAGAATGATGATGAGTATACTTCTGATAGTTTGTATTTTGATTATGTAGAAAAAGGAGTTCCTAACACTGCAGAGTTTGAAGACATGGATCCAGACTTAAAAGAAGCATTACTAAATGTAATAAACAAAAAAGGAAAGTTAAAGAAATACTTACCCCCAAGACAAAACCTTAGAAGAGTAACTGACGAACCGTTAGGAATACCTTTGTTTCAAAACCCAGCTAGTAACCAGTTTGTATTTGGATCAAGGGGTTCAGGTAAAAGTTTTTTTTCTGCAATAGCAGTTAACCTTTATCAGATATGCTTTGATGGAGCAGTAAAGTATGACAAAGAAGTTGTACAAAAAATAGAAATAGCTATAGGATCTGGGCAGACAGATAAATCTGGTGAACTTATACAGAAGCTTGTAGATGCAATGAATGAGTTTGCAACTAACCCAAGGCTAGGAGTATGGGGGCAACAAGGTGGTTCGGATTGGACTCCTAACCCATTCTACAGAGATATGAATGGTCCTATCAAGCCAGGTAACAAACAAGTTGGTGGTTGGGCACACTTATATGAGCAAAAGATTAATGGTAGTTGGGTAGGTGGTTTTGGTACAGGTACAAGAATGTTTCATGTATCTTATTCATCTAACAAGAAAGACGGAGCAGAAGCAGCAGCAGGAGGTCGTTATAACGTAAGTACCTTTGAGGAGGTTGGATTAAGTGATAACGTTATAGAAGTATGGAACTCTAATAAAGCAACAGTAACAAGAAATGGTGTACAGTTTGGGATACAGTATCTACTAGGTACATCAGGAAACGTAGAGTTAGTATTGCAGTCAAAAGAAATGTTTACTAACCCTGCACAATTTAATATAGTAGAATATGAAGACGTTTGGGAGAACACTGGTAATATAGGGTTTTTTATTCCTGCATACATGACTTATAGACAGTTTAAGGATAGAAATGGTAATACAGATGTAAAAGCAGCACGAGAACATTGGTTAAGTGAGTATATGGAAGCAGCACAGTCTGCAAATCCCAAAACACTTAGAATGCACTGTATGAACTACCCTGATATACCATCACACATGTGGGTTACAGATGCACAGTATTTACTACCATATGAAGAAGCAGTAGAAAGGGAGAGACAATTAATGGACAGAAAGCTCTATCAAACTATTGGTACAGCTATAGAGTTAAGGTGGGATAGTGCTAAACCTAACGGAGTAACTTATGATATAGTGCATAATCCTAATCCTTTTTATGATTTTCCAATTAGAAAAGACATGGAAAGAATGGATGGTGAAGTAATGATGTACCAGCCACCGCAAGAAGTTAGAGGTTCAGTACCTAACGATATGTATTTTTTTGTACATGATCCTTATGTATCAGATAACCAAGAAGACGGAGCATCGTTAGGAGTAACCTATGGATTTTTAAATCCTAAGTACAGTGTTACACATGATGGTAACCAACTAGTTTGTTCTTACATAGGTAAACCTAAAGGAGGTAAGAAACAATACTATCAGAATTTAGAAAAGTTGTTAGCATTCTATGGTAACCCATTTAGAGGGTTAGTATATGAAGCAAACAGAGGGGAATTTTGTAGGTCTTACTTTGAGAAAAAGAGTAAGTTACATTTACTAGCATTAAGACCCCAGCATGCAAAAGGAGACAGTATCTACGAAAAGAAAGTAACCCAGTTTGGGTATATGGTAGGTGCTAGAGGAGCTATAGGTAAAATGACAATGGTAGATGATACAAATGACTTATTACTTACTGACGTAACACGAGGTAACGGAGAAGTTAAATTAATAGAAACACTACCTTGTATATTTTTAGTACGGCAAATTGCTCAGTTTACACTAGATGGTAACTTTGATGCAGTATCATCGTTAATACTAGTTCCTACATTTTTATCAGAACAAGAATCTTTTATGACACAAGTCAGAAGAAAAAAAGAATCAAACAGATTACAGTTTTTATCAACAAATAGCGCAATACATGACCAGAATCATAGACACAAAAAAAGAAGTATTAGTAGGCTTGTCTAAGGCTGCCGATGTAGTATCCTCAACAATGGGTGCTCACGGTAAATACGTTTTAATTAACAGAAATGGATATTCTAGATTTACTAAAGATGGAGTATCAGTAGCAAGAGAAATAAAGTTAAGAAACCCTATAGAAGATATAGGTGCTCAGTTAGTAATTAACTCAGCTCAGAAAACAGTAGAAGAATGTGGTGATGGTACTACATCAACGTCAGTATTATTAAAAGCAATGGCTAATAGGGAAATCCCTAGTAATACAAGAGAGTATGTAACTACATTGCAAACAGAAATAGCAACAGTAATAGATAAAGTTCTAGAAAGCTCAAAAGAACTTACTACACTAGATGAACTAGAGGCAATTGCATCTACGTCAGGTAACTCTAAAGAAGTAGGAAAAATACTAAAGACAGTATACGAGCAAGTAGGTCTAGAGTCTAGAGTAACACTAGAAGAAGATGAAGAGTCTATTGAGACTTACTACGAAGTAGCAAGTGGTGTAGAATTTATTGGTAACACAGGGTATATCTCTGAAAAGTTTAAGAATCAACGTAATGGGTACTGTAACCTAGAAAACGCTTTAGTTGTTATCGATGAAAACAAATCGTCTGATCCATCCTTATACATACAAGCTATAGAGCACGCTAATAAATTAAATGCACCATTAGTAATTATTTCTCCAGGATTTTCTCCTGCAGTTATATCTACTGTTTACGGTAACATGACTAAAGGACTAAAAGCTTGTTTAGTTAAAGCTCCAGGTTGGGGTAGAAATATGGTAGAGAATTATAGAGATATAGAAGCACTACGTAATGAGCAAGGGTTGGTTGATAAGATTATTATAACTCCAGTAGCATTTACTATTTTTACAGAAAGTAAAGAAGGTATAGAAAAAAGAATAGCGGAAGTAGAAGCAACGTTTGATGGGTATATAGAAGACCACGAAAAAAGATTTGCTGAGATTAGAATAAATAAGTTAAGAGGCTCTACTGCTATTATTTATGTAGGAGGTGCAACCGAAAAGAACAGACAGGAAGAATACGATAGGATAGAAGATGCCCTAGGAGCCGTACAGGCTGCCATAGAGGGAGGATATGTTAAGGGGGGAGGTATAGCCCTAGCAGAGGCTGCAAAAGGCTCTCTAATCGAAGATATAGGCTTTGCACCTGCATATCAAATTAAAAGTAATGCTGAATTAGAACAGACTGTAGAAGAAATTAACGTTTTAACCAAAAAGGCATGTAACTTATTAGAAGAAGGTATTATAGATCCAACACGAGTAATAGTACAATCTTTAAAAAATGCATTTGCATCATATGAGCTACTCCTAAACACAAATTATATAATAAATAATGAAGGCATTTAAAAATACGGAAATACCGTTAAACTTAAAAGTACCAGACTCTAAGAAAACTAAAGACTGGTATGTAGACTATATGGAATATTGTGTTCCCTATAAAGATAGTTATGTAGATGACTATGATAGATTACATAAAAATTACCAAATATATAACGGTGACCTTAGTAGTATAAAAGAAGAAACTAAGAAAATATGTAACCCACTAGGTGTATATACCGACTTTAATGTAGAAGAAGATTTAATATCTTATCCAAAACTACATAACCTAGTTAACATATTAAAAGGAGAGAAGCTTAAGAGGGTAGAAGACTTTAAAGTAATGATCTTATCTGCTAAAGCAATAAAAGATAAGAATGAAAAGCTTTTAGCTGCACTTACAGCCTCGGTTGAGGAAAAGGTAGCTATAAAGATACAGGAAATGCAAGGTAAGATGGCTGGAATGAAGCCTACAGAGATAGATCAAATGATCCAAGAGCTTACTACACAAGAGCAGCCTGAAGATATTAATGCAAAAAACTTTAGCTCTGAGTGGGAAATATTTTACTCACATGCACTTAAGTTCTGTAAAGCTACTCAAGACACTAAAGCCAAAGAGCTAGATACAATAGCAGATCTTATTATAAATGATAGATGCTTTATTCACTCTGGCTGGAAACATGGAGCACCTATGGTAGAAGTGTGGAACCCAATGAATACTAAGTTTCATAAATCACCTAATGAACCTAGAATACACAAAGGAGATTGGATTGCACATATAGATACTATTACACCAGCACAAGCTATAGAAGAATATATAGACGTACTTAGTGATGAAGAAATAGCAGATTATTCTTTTATCAATGCATCAATTAGAGATAAACGTAATAGTTTAGGGGTAGGATCTAGGAATATACAGAACACAGAAAAAGACTATTCTATACTAGAAGATTTTTATGACGATGCTAGAGGTAAAAGAGAAAAGACTGATGGGCTTTATCAAACAACAGGACATAGAGATGATCAGTTAGTAACTAGAACTCGATTTGAGTTTAAAGCGTTTAAGCCTGTATACTTTATGTCTTATATTAATGAATTAGGAGAAAAAGTAACATTACTAGTTAGAAACGATTTTGATATACCTAAAACTGCAGAAAAAGTTAAGTTTACAAACAAATTTGGACATAAGACACATAAGTTTGTGTGGATGGATGAAGATTCAGAATACTCAGTAGAGCCGTTATGGGTTCCACGTAAGTATGAAGTAACTAGATTAGACTCTAACAAATTTGTAAAGTATAGAGAAGTACCTTATCAAGTAACTAATTTAGAAAATCCATTTTCTAATTTTTCATTGTCTACCAAAGGTATAGTATTAACTGCTAGAAACGCAGCTTCTGTGTCTATGTTTGAAAGAGCATTGCCGTTATACTTGCAATATTTATTTATTAAAAATATACAAAATAGAGAGTTATCAAAATACGAAGGGTATGTACAAAACATAGACATAGACCAAATACCAGAATCACTAGGTAAAGATGTAGATGGAGAAACAATAAATGACCCACTAAAGGTTGCATTAGTATACCAAAGGTACTTAGGTAAAAACTTTTACTCAGGGTCGCAAGTTGGAGTGTCTGGCTTACCAAATCCCCAAAGAACACCTGGAGGGCATGGGATGATGTTATCAACAGCTAACGAAATATATCTACTACAACAATTACTAGAGTTGCTAGAAAGAGAAATGTCTATGGCGATGGGTATTAGCCCACAAAGACAAGCAGCATTTAGTTCAGGAAGTAATGTGGCTGATAATAGACAAGCAATTGCACAGTCTCACCATATTACAGAGCCTTTGTTTTTTGCACACTCTCAAATATGGGCAGATGTATTTAATGATTATTTAATTAACTTTAGAACTTTTGCAGAAAGAGTATTACTTGAAGATGAAGAAGAACACTCATTAGAGTATCTACTTGAAGATGGAACTAGAGAATTATTTAAGATAAGCCATAAATCTGTAGAAATGCTAAACACAATGGTATTTGTTACTAATACTGGAAACAATATTGAGTATCAAAACTATATGAAGCAAAACTCTCAAGCGTTTTCGCAGAATCCACAAGGAATGGCTGCAGTATCTACGTTATTAAAATCAATTACGTCAGGTCAATCAGCTGAAGAAACTCATAAGTTAATTCAAGTAGAAGTACAAAAGCAACAAGAAAGAGCGCAAGCACAGCAACAAGCTAGTATGGAGTCACAAGAAAAAATGGCACAAATGCAAAAAGAGCAAGTTGAAGATTCACAAGCTCATGAAGTACAGTTAATGGGAATGCGTAATGCATCTAGTGAAAAGATAGCTGCCATGAATAACACAGCTAGAGCTGAAGATAAAGATGCTGATAATGATGGAGTACCTGATTATATGGAAGTGCTTAAATTAGGGCAAGACGCTGACATTAAAACTAGAGAATTAAACATTAAAGAAAGAGATATGGATATTAAAGAATCTAAACTTCAGAATGAAAAAGTTCTAAAAGAAAAGGACATTGAGTCTAAAGAAAGGATTGCAACTTCCAAATCTAAATCGGAAACTAATTAATTTTAAATATTTTTTAATTAAATATAACTATGTATGAAACTTCAGAAAGTATCTAATTTACATTTTGAAGTTTCAACATATGTTAGTATATTTGTAGAACATAAAAAGAAAAATTATGGCTAAAACGTTTGAGGTCCCTGCTATGGATGACCTACTTGACAATGAAAATGTCGAAATTATATCTGATCCAGATTTCTATAAAGTAGAAACAGAAGGAGAGGATTCCACCCCAGTACAAGAATCAACGTATGATCCTGCTGGAGAAAATGTACAAGAAGAAGAAGAAGTTGATGTTAACGATGCTCCTGAACAAGTAGAAGAAGATCCTACCGCAGTAGGTACTTATAAAACTTTACTTGACAAAGGTTATATTACAGACAGAGATGACTTTGATGGTACATTTGAAAAACTTGATGAAATTTTTGAAGAGATTCCTGAAAGTGTAAAAGATAACTTACTATCTAATACCAATGAAAAAGGTAAACAGATAATGGAGTATATTATGAATAAAGGTCACGAACTTACTGATCAAGATGTAGTTGGATTTTTAAACTTATATAACCAACCAGTATCAGTTGACTCTTTAGAAGGTGCAAGAGAAATAGTAAGTAACCATCTAAAAGCTCAAGGGCTTGATGATGATCTAATAGAGTCTAACATTGACCTATTAGAATCAAGAGATGAAGAAGGTAAGGCATTAAAAGAACTAGCTTCTAAATACCAAAAAGCATCTCAGACTACACCTGATGAAATCTTGGAACAACAAAGGTTACAAGAGATGGAGCAACAGGAAGCTCAACGAGAATTTACTACTAGTCTATATGATACTATAGATAATAATAAATTTCCTAAAAGAACAAAGGAGGCTATTAAAGCTAACTATAGAAGTAATGCATATGTAGAAAGATTTACAGAAGCATTTACTAATCCTGAATCATTAGTACAGTTAATTACATTAAGTCAGTACTATGATGCTAAAACTAAAACATTTGACCTTACAGAGTTTGCAAAAGTTGCAGCCTCTAAACAGGTAGAAAAATTAAAAGACAATTCTATTAGACAGAATTACAGCTCCTCGTCACGAAAAAGCTCTGGAACTAAGCGTAACAAAAACCTAATGGATGATGTTCAATTTGTTAATCCTTAAATAAATAATTATAATGAGTACATTTAGAAAAACTGCATTAGAGTTTACAAGAAGAGAAACTCTAGGAGGTTCATTTCAAGACTCGTTTTCACACGCGCAGATGTTTAAAAAGTACGGACCTCATAACTTCGGTGTTAGAGGAGCGCAACTTTTTTCATCTAAGCCAGGAACACACCTATTAAACAAAAAATTCCTTTATATGACTAAAGGAAATAATAATGTTCATACACTCCGACCAGGGGTTGATGATTATAAGTGGGCTTTAATTAGTGAAACTGAGACTTCATTTACTATCACAGACGTATTAGTACCTCTTGATAGTAAGCCAGGAAGAGGAGGAATGTCATTTATGATCGGTCTTGATACACCGAACGTACATGAGCCAACTGTTCTTAAAACAGAAAGTGCTGATGCTCCTATGCTAAAGATAGTAGGACACGGTAAAAGAGTATCTGATAATAACTACCACTACGTAGTTGAGTTACAAGATGGAGATCCAAATTCTTGGGTAGACATTAAGTACATTATGCCAGGTAGAAAAGTTATTGATGCAACTACACAAGTAGCAACAGAGCTTAACACAAAATATTCTGCACCTATCTTTAACCAAATGTTTGAATTGTCATCTGTGACAGGAGCATTTGCAAGAAAGGTAGAGGTAACTGACAAATTTATCAGACTAGAAATGGGATGTAGAGATGGAGGTTCTTCTGCAGGTATGTCTTATTCAGACGGAACAGGTACTCACACTGGAGAAGCTCTAGGAGTTGGGTACATGTATTACTCTGAACTAAAGAATCTAGGAAACACAGGTAAAGGTGGACAGTCTACGAAAGTAATGGCTGGAACATATATTACTAAGATGGAAGGAATCCTTGAAGAAAGAATCCACAGAGATTTAGAATTCAGCATGGAATGGGGTCGTTTACAGTTTTCTCAAGATCATGATTCAGGAAGACCAATCAAAACTCCTCCAGGATGGAGACAGTTAGTGAAAGATGGTAACTTCTACTCACACAACGGTTCATTAACTCTTTCAGATCTTTCTGAATACTTAATGTCTGTATTTATCACAAGACGTGATTTCTCTGATAGATTGATTATTCTTTCTACAGGTGAAGCAGGTGTTGATTTCTTCCACAGACTAATTGCTAAGGAAGCTTCTCAATTCCAATACGTTACTGTTGATGATAAATTTATCCGTAATGTTGATTCAAGATTTCACCAGAACGCATTAGAGTACGGATCACAGTTTACTTCTATTAGACTAACAAATGGTCTAGTAATTCAAGTACAACATGACCCAATCAAAGATGACAGAAACTTATTCCCAGAAATGGCTCCAGGAGTTGATAGAACTTTAGAGTCATACGCTTATGATATCTTTGATTTTGGTGCAACTGATCAAAAAGCTGCAGCAGCAAACAATGCAAACATTACATGTGTTCAAGAAGGTGGAGTAGAATCATACTACACTGTTTCTAACATATATGACCCTGTAACAGGTGCTATTACTGACGGTTCAAATGCTTACTCAAACAACAAAAAAATGGGTATGTACAGAGAAATGTCTGGTGGACTTTGTGTATGGGATACAGAAAGAATTGGTAGAGTAGAATTCGATCCTACACTAGCATATTAAAATTCGCTATCTGTTTTTGATTATATATAGATGATCAAACTGGAGATTGGTTGTAGGTGACAACATTAAAAAGGAACCTATTTTTTTTAATTTAACCACGAAAAAGTTAAAATGATATGAAAAATCATGTATTATTCGTTAACCCTGTACAAGGAACAAGTGTACAAGGAAGACACACAAGACAGTATAAAACATTTGATCCTGTTACAGGTGAAGAAGTAAATAGTTCTCCACTAAATCAATCAAGAGGTTCAAAAGTTCACGATATTTATAAGTTCAAAGCAGATTACGCTAAACGTAGATTAATCACTGGGCTAGATGAATTAGTTGAAAATCCTTTTAAAGGTAAAAAAGCAACAGAGTTGCAAGTAGAATTTGGTCTATCTAAACTATGGGATTCTTTATTAGACTCATTAGTAGGAGAAGATAAAATTTCTAAACAAAGAGAATACGAAGTAAGAGATGGAGTAGATCCAGATTTTTATACTTCAGAAATGAAAGGTTCTACCTTATTAAGTGCTGGAAAAGGAACGCATTTAGATGCAGAAGTTCCAACATACTTACAGAACTTTAAGTTAGTATTATATCCTAGAACAAATAGATTTTCTAGTGATACCCCACGAGGGAGGTTGTCAATGCAACTTATAAAAAATCACAATAGAATTGCAGAGTCAATAGATGACATTAACCCTGTTAGTCACAGATTTTTTATCTCAGAAGAAAATGAGGCACAAGAAAGAAAGATTAAGAGGAGAGAAGTTATAACTGAAGCAGCATATAACTATGAAACTCTAAAGCGTAAGTTTGAAGCTTATGATAGATACAAAGCAGCTATTATTCTTAAAGATAATGTTGGAAACAATATACTAAAAGGTAAAGCTACAGATGATAAAGTAAAAGAAGTTTTACTTGAGTATATTTCTAGCTCTAACAGACATCAACTTGCTAACAGCGAAAGGTTGACTAGTTTAGTAGAAAGAATGTCAGTTGCTGAAGAATCTTATAAAATAGATATTGAGTACTTGATACAGCAAGCTCTTAACGGTAATGTTATTACTGCAAGAGACGGTAGATATACTTGGCATTCACAAATACAAGATCCTAATGTTGGAGAATTTACTTCATCTTTAACATTTAAAAACTTTATGTTATCAGAATATGAAAACTACTCAGAAAAGAGTGAATCACAAAACTGGTATAAAATTTTATTTGACGAAGTGAAATCTAAAAACATTTGGGTAGAATAATATGGATGCATTAATTGAAAGAGTACACGTATTAGTAAAAGCAAAGGTAGAAAAATTAGATTCTAATTCTAGATATGATTTACCTCCTGCTATAATAGATGAATTGATTAACATTAGTCAAGACAACTACGTAGATGCTGCTTTTGCAGGTACTGCACTTACTCAAGGTATGGGCTTTGAAGCTACACAAATGAGAATAGATATGATATCTAATCTTTTAGTAAAGCAACCAGAGCAAGCACCTTTGACTCCATTAGCTCACAAAGATGGTGTATTTGAAATACCATTTACTTTTTTAGAGCACAAGTACAGGCATTTAGTTAGAGTTAGTATTAATACTGACTGTGGACCTATTAACTTAAATTTAGATAAGCACACACAACTAAATACTATTTTAGGAGACGCATTTTCTAAGCCTTCTAGAAAGTGGAAAAGAATTCCATTTACTATTGCAAGGGCTAGTACAGGCTTAGGCTCTTCTATATATTTATATACAAATAACAAATTTACAATCTCAACAGTTGATGTTGAGTATATTAAACAACCAAGAAGAGCATTTATAGGAGGCTATAATAGTATAGAATCTAGTAAAGGCTTAGATGGTTATTCTTTAACAGACAACGCTGTTAACCCAGAAATAGATGAAACATTCATTGATGTTCTAGTTAACTTTGTTGTTCGAGAATGGGAAGCTATGCAGACTACAGATTATCAAGTAGCTCAAAATCAAATAGTTTCTAATTTATAATTTCAAATTAATATTTTTAAAATGACACAATTTAAAAGAAGTAACAAGCGTGATATAGAAGAAATTCTAGTATCTAAACCTCAAGCTTTTTCTAAAAATCAAGCAGTACTAGGTGCAAGCAATGTAAACTTGGCTGACGGTCAGTTCGGAGTTGCTTCCGCAGATTTTTATGGGACAGTAGCAGCTAACAATTTTCTAGCTGGTGGTGAGGTAGCAAGTAACGTAAGAGCAATTAGAGTAATGCAAGGAACTCCTGCAAGCTCAAACTTAGCTCTTGCAGATCCTTGGAAAGTAGCAGATCCAGTATATGTATCTTCTGATGATATTCAGAAAGATAATGTACGATCATTAACTATTACTAAACCTAGAACAGCAGTTTATTCTGCAGTTTCTTGTTCTGATTTTCCAGCTCCTGTTGATAGTACTGAATACGGTATTATAGTTGAGATGGATTCTGCTCAGATAGAGAAGACTCACGGATTTAACTCTAACTCAGTAACAAGTAAAATTCTTGCTCCTGACTTTACAGCTTTAGGTACAGTTAATGCTAAGGATTACGTTATCCAAAACATGCTTTATAAATTAAACCGTAGCTCTTTTACTTTTTCAGGAGAGAACGGAGACATGAAAGGAAAGAAGCCTTTTGTAGCTTTAGCAGTAAATATTGCAGGTACAGTTTCAGGTGGAGTAGCAATTGGTAGTATTGCAGCATGAGATTCTGTTCCATTTATGGATTATAAAGGTATTACATCTTCAGTAACAATAACACCAGAAATGGTTGCAGGTCTTGCTAAACTTCTTAAGCTTCAAGCTGAAGACGTAGCAGCAGGTAAGGCTACAGAAGCAATTGATATTGCTACTACTGTTGAAGTAATTGATCTTACTACTGCAGGTGCTGCAGCTAAGGTTGATGCTTTTATTGTATTAGGAGAAAGAGATTCTATTCCTTTAGGAGTAAATACTAACCCTAAGACTACAGTTGACATTACTGTAAACTTAACTGACGGTTTCAGAGTATCAGAAGGATTTAGTTCAACTAAAGCTGGTAACGAAGAAGCTGTAAA